CCAAACATTAAAACTTTAATGACAGCATGGGACGCACAGTTCTTAATTAGATATCATACTGTTCCATTACAAACAGAGAGGCAAACCGTGGGAGCTCATTCATATGCAGTAAGTGTTCTATTAAATCAACTTTGGCCTGATAGTAGTAAACAACTCATTTTATCAGCACTTTACCACGATGTAGCTGAAGTCATATTAGGTGATATCCCTGCTACTGCTAAATGGGGATACCCAGAGTTAAGAAAAGCTTTTGAAAAAGCTGAAACACAAGTAATGAAAAGTTTAGAGTTAGATTTTGTTTTAACTAAAAAAGAAAAAGACCGATTGAAAATGGCTGACATGTTAGAGTTGGTGATGTATTGTAATCGGCACTCTTCGTTGCCACAAATGAAAATGATACGAGATGCTGGAAACGACTACTTATTAGAAAATTTTATTAATAATAAAGACTTTGAACCTGTAGCTAGTTTGCTAAGACATTTAGGTTTGGATTAAAAAGATAATAAAAATGGGGTCGTAAGGGTAATAATTGCCAATAGGTATGTTATATTATATATAGGTATTGCATTATAGAAAGGATGTACCTATGGATTGGCAACAGTATGAAGACTATATGCTTAGTTATGCTAAGTCTTACACTATAACAGAGTTCCTTGGTCGGGCTACATATAATACATACCATTATGATACTATTGTTTCATGTGCAAAAGCATATCATGATATGCGTAAAAACTCACCTAACCGTAGGGTTCTTGTGTATGCTGTGTGTCAGCCACCTAATCGTAAGCTAAGTGTTAGCTTACCTATAGCACCCGAGTTACTACCATGAATTTATTTTGGTTATCACTAGACCCCGAGCGGTGTGCTCAAATGCATTGCGATAAGCATGTCGTTAAGATGCCATTAGAAACAGTACAGATGTTATGTACTGCTCACTGGATACATGGTAATGATGCACCTTATTTACCTGTGCATCACAAACACCCTTGTACTCTGTGGGTAGCACAAACGATAGAAAACTACCGCCTCGCTTGGTGGTTAGGATATTATTTATTTAAAGAGTTTACATACCGATATAACAATGTTCACCAATCAGAGTCGGTATTGTATTCGGTGCGTTGTCACCCTCCTGCTATGACTGCCCGAGGTTACACTAAGTTCCCTCAAGCCATGCCAGAAGAGTACAAGCACCATGATGTAATGGTCGCATATCGTGACTATTATGTTGGTGAGAAAAAAGGTTTTGCTAAGTGGACTGGCAGACCTGTTCCAAACTTTATGCAGAAAGATAAACACTATGGAAACTAAAGATATAAAAATTGATATTGAGACTTACAATGTTCTTCGTCAAGCGGCAGATGCTGAGTGCCGTTCTATACCAATGCAGATCCGTTGGTTAGTTAAAAACTCTAATAGTGGTTCTGTTCCACGTGTGGTGCAAACTCAAATACCTACTATGAGGGTTTGTAAAACTAAACCTAAAAGAGTTAAGGCTCAAGCGAATGCTCAGATAACTAATCCAGATACTAACTTGAATAAAGTTTTAATAATATTTGATAGTGGATTGACTTTATGTAGTAAAGACTTTAGGCATGTAGTCCATGCTTGGGGGGAAGTAGATGCGTCACGTGAGCTAAATGCGCTAGAGAGACGTGGCGATGTGGTTAAGATTGGTAATACCAAACCATATCACTATTGTCTTTCTCCGCTAGGACGTGAGCGTATAAATATAATCAAAAGGAGTAAGCTATGAAACCTTTGTGGGAAATCTATAAGGTAAAAACTACCACTAACGAAGTTCACTGGATATTAGATGGACAACTCGTTAAATCACCCATCGTATTTTATGGGTTAGAAAATTTACATATCTTCATGGAATCATTTCATGAGATTAATAAAGTGCATACTCCGACTAAAGTCCGGTCGGGGGATGCATCAACACCAAAGCACCCATATGATAGGGATGATCAATATTGGGAGGAGACACAATCATGATGGATGGACACAAAAGATTAATGCTTGAAAAACAAAAACTTGATGAGCTTGCCGCTGAGTCTACAAGTATGAAAGACTTCGCTAGTAAGTTAGGTTTCACATATATAACTGCTAGGAATATTGCTGAGTTATACGGTGTGACCGTTCCGGATGGTAGAGTAGGTGTAACTAAAAGCAATCAAGTTGCCCGAAACGCAGATATTTATAATCTTAGACAAATTCATGGTTTGAGTTATTCTGCTATCGGTAAAAAATATGGTATTACCAGACAGCGAGCGCATGGTATTTATAAAGCAGAGCACAAAAAACTTGCACTCACCATGTAAATAGGTATTATTAAATATGGTTTTGTTTACAGAAAGGAGCTAACCATGACACAAGAAACTATACTAAAAAACCTTGATACTTTTAAAAGCTGTGCTCATGATGCACATAATTTATCTATGGGTATTACAGACCTTGCAGAAGTTTATGCAGAGACAGCTATGCTTATTGAGTATATAAAAGCTAAGTATCCTCAAGCTTATCAAGAAGCTATGTTGTTTGTTGAAAAGCATAATCAAGAAAAAAGGGAGGCTAATAGTGGTTGATTATTTTATTGATGATGGGTGGTTGCGTGTATGCGACTTACCCCCTCACGGCTCTCCAGCCGATCGTGGTAGTGCTGACCGTTATTACGGTCGGCCTTGCCGACCACATTATTATCCGGATGGCACATATAAGGGACAACGGATTGAGTTACCCTTTATGACACAGCAACAAGTGGAGGAATACACAGATGCTTGGGAAAAAGAAGAAAGTCGCAAAGACTACATCGGAGCTTATACGTCTACACATATTGAGTGCGACACAACCACGGAGGAATATTAAATGGACAGAAAAATTACTGAGACTCCTCTTCCAACGGACTTAGAGTATATTTGTTGTTTTGATTGGGCTGAGCCTACTAAGTTTGAAAGAGAGGTATTTAAAATTCACCCAGATAATACCAACGCTCGTATTAGTTTTCGTAATAACGGTAGCCAAGTTTGGGTTATTGAGTGGAATAATTTACGTATTTATGAGTGCGAACAAGATTATTACCATGATAAACAAACAGAGGTTCAATCTTCTTACTTACGAGTTAAACATAAAAAATGGAATAGGGGTTGACAGTCACCTCCCATTCGGTGCGAGCACTAAGTTTGTCGTTTCCTTAATGCTGTAGATGCCAGAACTATCACTTCCCCCATTGTATTCTCATACTCTGGTGATAGGAAGGTAAAGCAATGACTGTCGTAATTAATTAGTTGTAAATCTACAGAACACTTAGACATTATTTAGTTTGTTTATAATGGGTCACACTTTAAAATATATATATAACTTTAACTTCGCAGAAAGGAAGATTGATGTCAGATACTAAACGTAAAACATGGGCTTATGTCTATGGCGATGAGTGTGATTTTTTATGGGAGCATTTTGGTATGCCAGACAGGGATCCACTAGACCGTATAAAAATAAAACTTATTGGTTATCAAACGAGTGAGGAAGTTGAAGAGGAGCTCGGAATTAGACGACCGAGGATTAACAGATGTTAGCTGAAGCTGTTACATGTCTTGCCATGAATATTTATTTTGAAGCAAGAAACCAATCTACTATCGGGCAGATCGCTGTTGCACAAGTAACAATGAACAGGGTGCGTGATGGACGTTTCCCCGATACTGTGTGTGATGTAGTAAAACAAGGTCCAACATATACATGGAAACCTACTTATCCAATCAAACACAAATGTCAGTTCAGTTGGTGGTGTGATGGTAAAGCGGATAAGCCAACAGATACAACTGCTTATGAGAAAGCTCGTCTTATTGCCTTAGGAGTTTACCGAGGTGACTTAGATGATTTTGTAGATGGTGCAACGCACTATCATGCGACGTATGTTCTACCAGAGTGGTCAGAGAGCAAACAATATGTCGTACGGATTGATGACCATATTTTCTACAGATGGGAGTACTAACATGGGTAGAGTAAAAGCATGGGCGATGGAACAACAAGAAGATATCCAAGCTCAATTTATTGAGGGCAAAATAAACTCTAAAGATTGTACTATCTTATTAGAATCTACAGGTATGGATATTGAGGAGATAGAAGTTTTTATAGATGAGAACATGGCAGAGAATGCGAAAGCGATGACGTATAATGTGCTCGCGCGACAGTAAACTGCTAGTTTGGTGTACATCTTACCTTATAATATACATATAACTAACTAAGGAGATTATTATGAAAGAAAATACATATCATCAAAAACATTATACCTTTGGTGAGTGGGTAACACACATGGGTCGGGAGTCTTGGCTACCTGAGTGTCCAACAATACTTCCCGCAGACTTAGCAGATAGTCGCGACTGGTCGCTAATTGGTTGGTCAAAAGTATGCCCCGAACTTAGCATTTATGAGGCTAAGTTAAATGGCTATCACTATATTATCAAACAATTTAACGGTGGTGATTGTACATGGGATGTCACACGTATGCCACTTATGGATTCGGAGGTTTAAAATGAAAGAAAATATTATTGAAACATTTGCCGATGTATGTGCAACGTATGAGTTTATGGGCAACCCTCCACTCGTTACTGAGCATACCTATCATCAAGAGATATTAGGGTACAGTCATAACTGGACACATGAGCTTACCCTTGTAAGGATTGAAAAACCTATAGATGATGTAGCACGACACCCTAAAACAGAGTTGTACTTATTGATGCACCACATGATTCACAATGTCACACGTGCCCTCTCCCATCAACATTCTATACGGATTGAGTGTACGGATAGTGCAGATGCAGATGATTTATTTCTATATGTACATGAGTTTGCTAACGACTTCCCATATACTCATCACTCAGCTGTGGAGTTTGCAGAATGATAGTGTTTGCAATCATAGGTGTACTTGTCATGCTCTGCTTTATAATGTTGTCAAGATGAACAAGTAAGACACCCTTATTACACATCTTACTATATATTATACTTAGGCAATACTGCCACAAATCTAAATGGAGGTCTAAATGGGTAACATAATCAACTACCACTTAACAATCGCTAAAGAGTTACGCTTAAATGAGTGGACTAAAAAACTCGGGCAACAACATTTCAGTGTTCCTAACACTCCCACAACAATATGTGGGATGCCAATGCTCGGTAATAATTATGCTTCAGTTTACGGTCAAGAAGATAAAACACCTTGTCCTGAGTGTGAAGAAAATATGGCTTTTCGGCTTGATTGCTTAAACCAAGATATTTAGGAGGTTAACATGGGTTTAGATCAAAATGCTTTTATAGGCGTAATAACAGAAAAACGTACCGATCCAGAAACAGGACAAGAGTATGATAAAAAAATTATACAGGAAAGTTTCTATTGGCGCAAACATGCTCGCCTCCAAGAGTTTATGGAAGATCGGTGGGTGCAAAAAACAGGTAGGACAGCCGTAGAGTTAAACTGTGAAGATATGCGACTTACCGAGGAAGATATTAACTTGCTAGAAAAAGCCATACTTGACGGCTACACCGAACATGTTAGTGAGGGTGGTATGTTCTATGGTCACCAATTCCAAGAGGAGTCGGTAAAAGAATATCGTGAGTATGATTTACAGTTTGTGGAAAGAGCTCGTACGGCAATCGCCGATGGTACACACGTCATATATCACTGTTGGTGGTAATCAGTTAAACCCCAAAGAGTCATGGTCTACGGATCATGGCTCTCTTTTTAGTTTTATATATAGAGTAAGAATGAAATATTGAGTGAAGTGAAACAAAAGATATTACAATATCTGATATCTAATATCTGAGTATTCAAATATTTCAATACTTTGACTGGCCGCGCGACATTTTACACTCTTACTTTGTAATGAGTCGATTTTTGTTGTAGACTCTATTATAGAAAAGTAGAGTAAATTATGCCGAAAGCAAAAGTCACACATAAAAACTCTTTGGAAGTCGTAGCAAACCCTCGTGTGGAAACAGGGCTAACTCCTAAACAGGAAAAGTTTGCTATGATTTATGCTACAGAAGACCTAACCCAAACTGAAGCCGCATTACGAGCAGGATACGCTGAAAGTAATGCCCATGCGATAGCAAGCCGAATGTTAAATGGACGGGACTACCCACAGGTATTAGAAAGAATACGTGTCATTAAAACAGAGTTACAACAAAAGTTTGAAGTTACTTTTGATGGGCATGTACGGAAACTTGCAGAGATAAGAGACCAAGCTATGCAGAACGGTAACTACTC